TGCCTTTATTAACTATTCCATACTTGACTATAAATAGCAAGTCAATTGGTTTTGTAGTTAATTATACACAAATATAGTTATTATATTTTAATAAATACTACTTTTTTAATGTTATTTTTATGAATCTGCGAATTTCCCTTTCAATTAAAGGAATTAAGATTAATTCGCCCCTTTCCATTTCTTTAACCTGTTCAGCGGTGTAACTTACGTCAAAATATACGCTATTATTTGCTACATTTCCATAGACCGCCGCTAACGTTATATAGCTTAATCCTGTTTTAACTCTAAAGTCAATTAAGACCTTAGAAAATGGAATTTCAACCTCTTGCCGTGCCGTGTCAAGGTAGTAAGTGCCTTTGTGTGGTGGAACTCTATTTCCGTCAACTTGTGCTGATACAACACCCGACAACGATACGAATAAAATGATAATAATTAATGTTTTCATTTTTTGAATTTTTCTGTTATAAACTGAATAAATTGTTCGTCACTTATAAACGTGACTGTTAAAACGCCCGACACCAAAAACGCCCGTGTAAGCGTGTGATATTCGTAATAAGTATGTTTACGAACGACACTCATTTTGATTGTCGTTAAGGTAGTTCTAAATGTAATAAAATCGTCTGTAACACTTGATTCAATGCCTAAAACGGCTAAAGCCATTCTAATTTGGTACGTTGTCATGATTCTAATATTTCAAAAGTGCAATTACCGTGATGTTTTAAATAAAATTCCTTTACGTGTTGTAAATGGATTTTATTCATTTTGCCCGTTGTGATAGTTCCCAACGGGCTTGTGATTTTTAATCTATATAGTTTCATTATAAACTATTTACAATTTTCAAATTATCGTTATTGATTTTTATTCTTTTCAATAGCGTTTCGTTGGCAGCTATAATGCGTTTTTGGTACGCTGTTTTCAAGTCTTCAATGGACAAGGCATAGCAAACGTAAACCCCATCAAAAGAGCCTAAATCAACTTTCCGCACCGTGCTTGTGCTGCGACCGTTTTGCACTTTAAACGTTTTAGGCGTTTCTTTTACGACCTCGCAAGCCGCTATTTTTAAGCTCCAATCTATTTTGTATAATACCATAATTTTATGTTTATGAAGTAATTAAGTCGTATATTTACGACTTAATTACCAAAATAATATACTATGAAAATTTTAAGTAGTTTGTTCCGCCTTGCGTGCTATTCTTTACGGTTGTTTTTCCGTACTTGTTTGTTATTTGTTCGTAAGTTTTTGTTCCGCGTCCGCCTTTAAAATTAGCAGGTCGGTAATACCACATCTTTTTTTTGTTTGCCCACCATAGACTGACTGATTTAATCATATCTTTATGCGGGCGTGTGTCACCATGCACCCAAAGCCAATTACCGACAATGTCAATCGTTAAGCCCTCTAAATTTATAAGCTCGTTTATTATCTTCTGAAAGTCCTCAGAAATTTTAATCTCGTCACTTTCAAACTGTGTTCCCTTTGCTAATTTTGCGACTGCGAAGGAGTAGGCATTATTAATTGATTGCATCGTTTCTGTATTGCCTCCTCTATCGGGGTGAAATTCTAACGCCAATTTTCTATATAATTTCTTTACGTCTTCAATCGTTTTGCAGTTGTCAAAATATGCCATGATGTTATGTTTTGATAGTTAGTTAGTAATTATTAGATTAGTAAGTTTTGAAATAAATAGTATTGAATGCAACCTCTTCAATGATAAAACCAAATGTTTTTTTAAGCTCAACCCTTGCCTTAATGTCAACCCGTCCGATAATTGAAAAACTGCGATTGTCACCCATGTTTTCAATTTGGCAGCCGTCAAAAATATTGGTTTGGCTTATGATACTTTTAATGGTTGCTGATGTTCTTTTTGTAAAGTCGTTAGTATTATTTGTTTTAGTATTTGTCATGGTATTTTAAATTTTGATTGTTAGATAATTTGTGTTTCTTATTATGATGTAAATATACAACGACTTATTTGAATTACCAAATATATTTTGAATATTTGGTAATTAAATCAAAAAAATATATTAATCGTACTGCTTTTCGGTGTTGTACTCTTTGCAAACTATAATCTTAACGCCGTCTAAAATGTGAATATCAAGTAATTCTCCGTGGATAATTTGTTCGTTTGACTTTTCACACCATTTTTTATAAGGCATACGCATTTTGAAAACCCTTTTTGAACCTTCGTAACATTCAAATGAATAGGACTTGCGGAATGTATTAAGACTTTCTCGATAAACATTTGTATTTGTCATGGTAATTATGTTTTGTAGGCGACCGAAGCCGCCCGTTATGGTTTTTGTTAGTTTATTTTGAAGATATTAAAATTCTAAAACTACGCCCTCTTCACAATCTGTGTGAATCACGTTTGAATTTTGATAAGTAAATCTAATGCCAAATTGAGTTTGGTCGTTCGTGAAAAACGCTTTACGGATTATAGTTGGAGCTTGGTATTCAATCGGTGAATTTAAAACTTTCAATGCTAATGCAAAACAAGCTCTATAATTACCCTCGTATGTTTTTGCTAATTTGTGAGCAGCTGTAAATTTTTGTGAATTTGTCATGATGCGAAATTTAAACTATTAAATAAATGCCTTTCTTTTTAATGATATACAAATCTACAACTAATAAACCAAACGAACAAATATATTTTGAATATTTGATAATATAAATATTAATCTATTTTACAAATCATTGCAAATAGTACGTTTGACATTAAAAATAAATTCGTAATTTTACAAAAAAAAACGATATGAAGTATTTAATAGTGATTTTTGCATTAATTTTGGTAGGCTGCTCACCACAAAAAAGATTGAATAGATTATTGGTAAACAATCCCGAACTAACAAAAACGAAAAGCGATACGGTACATACTACCAAAACACTTTATGAAGTTGATACATTCAAAATATTACAATCGTCTATTGATACGGTTCTAATCGCTTCTGACTGCGATAATTTAATAAGTCAACTTGATAGCTTAGTAATCGAAAATAGCAGCGTAAAAACGTTCTTTAGCATTGATACGTTATATATACGAAACAAAACCGCTAAGCAACTTCGATTAAATATTAAGACAACACAAAAGGAACGAACAGTAACGCAAGCTGACAGCGTAAAAACGGACGTGCAAACAATTATAAACAATACGATATGCGAGCCGCTTATCATTTACAAAGTGCCTCGTTATATGAAGATAATTAATTGGATTTTAGGCGGGCTTGTGGTTGCATTAGGCTTGTTTAGTGTTTTGTTAGGGCGTATTGCAAAGAGATAAAAAATGGACATAAAAACGTTATTATTAGATAAAAAAGCGGTGCAAGTTGCTGAGTTCTTTAAAAAGGAATTGACAGACGAATTTCTGATGCAGGGACACCGAGATACGGGTAAATTTGAAAAGTCTATTCAATATGATATATTGACTAATGTAGATAATATCGAAATAGTATTTTCGTATTTGAAATATGGTATATTTTTAGAAAAAGGTGTATCGTCAAACAAGATACCGTTTGGCGGCGGTGCAAGTAAAAAAGCTACATCATTATACATTGAAGCGTTAAAAAATTGGGCGGCTCGTAAGGGTATGCTAAAGCCGCTCTCGGCTGCCTTTGCAATCGCTAAGATGCACAAAAAAGAAGGTATGCCTACGAAAGGTTCGGTAAAGTTCAGCAAAAACGGACGGCGTAGAAACTTTCAATCATTCACGTTAAAAGCGAATAGAAACTTTGCAAATCAATTTTTTTCTGCTAAGGATATTGCATTGATTCAGACGGTACTTATTGACATTTTAAACAGGGGTGCTGTTATCAAATAAAAAAAGCGGCAAACCTATGAAGGTAAGCCGCTTTTTAGTTTGTTATTTGATGTTTTTTAACATTCCTTTTGCAAATGATTGCACTTCTTTATATGTCCACCCTGCCTCGCTTAATGCTTTGTCTTCTTCTGAAATTAATTGATTCATTAAGTCGCTGTTTAAAATGTCTTCAATTGTTAAAACTTCCATTTTGATAATGTTTTGATTGTTAGATAAATACTTTTCTTTTTAATGATATACAAATCTACAAAACATTATCTGAATCATCAAATATATTACCAATATTTGATTAAATAAATAAAAGATAATTATATTATTGTTGCTATTACTACGTTGTTATAAAAAAAATAGCTACCTAAAATAAATTAGATAGCTAACCGATTACCTTAAAACCTTATGACAATCTTTATAAAAATGGTGTTGTCGGCTTACCGTCGTGGTTTATCCACCTGTCAAGTTCGGCGTACAATATAAAGTCGTCTTTAAATTCGTGCGTCCCTGTACGTCCTAACATTTTAATAAAAACTTTACCAAACCAAATTCTAAAAACACGAGGCAACCAAACCAATTTTAAATATTTTTTCATAATGTAAATGATGTATTAAAATTTGTGTCAAGGGTATAGCAGCCTAAAATGTCCAATGAAGTTCCGACCGTGATAAGGTCTTTTGGCGTCTGTGAATACCCAACTTTGAAAGATAAACTATTACCGTTTTTGATTCGTTCACGCATATAAGCGGTCGTGTGGTATTCAGTTATATCATTGTTTAGCAAGGCAGCTGCTAAGACGTTTTTAGAGTACCAACCGCCTGTAATATCTAAATTAGTCGTAGCGAATACATAATTCGATAGAACCTCGTTTATTACGCTTCTTAATAACTTTTCGATTCGGTTTACTTTCCGTTCCCAAACCTCATTATCTGTTATCGCTATAACCTCACACACGTATAATTCAAAAGTGTACATTATTTGTTTGTTCATAGCTCCAAACTCATTGCTAAAAGATACCAAACTTGGAAAACCAAACGGCGTTTTATTTAAGCTATTGCTTATGTCGTTCCATTCTTTAGAATAAAAAATACCTTGGTTGTCGGCGTCTAAATACTTCTTAGTTTTGTTTAGTGCCGTGTCGCCAAACTCTTCACTATATTTCAAATGTGCGTAGGTCTTTATTTCGTTATCTTGATACCTCGCTGCTATATCACTAAAAACCTTTATAATGTCTATTCTATCAATTTTCATAATTACTTTTTTTTGTGATTATCGTAATAACCTATCACATCTAAGAGTAGATTATAAATCCAATTAACAAAAAACATAAACGCCAAAATACAGCCGATTGTTAAAAATATTTGCATAATTTTATATTCTAAAAAAATCTGACAACAATTCAACTGTTACCGTTTTTTTATCTTGCTCCGACATATAAATCATAAGATTTTCAACTTGGAATACTGTCATTGCTTTAACGTCTTGATAGACTTCTTTTTTCAATCGTATTTTAGCCGTTTTAAGCATCTTAAATACGTCCTCATCTGTATTGATAGGTTTATCGGTGTCCGCTTTTGGTAGGCTTACTTTGGCTTGTTTTGGTGTGTAAAACTTGACGTTGGCATTAGACTTGTCGTTATATTCTAATTTGTTAGTCATAATCAATTCGTCTAAATACGCTTGACTAAAAGTGAAATAAGATTTAACGCCGTCTTTATTAATTTCAATTTCTTGCCCTCTGTGTACTACTTCAAATTTTTGCATTTCTTTATAATTTAGTAATTTGTTATTTAATCAATTTCGTCACTCGTTATGTCTTTCGAGGGCAAGGCAACAACAAAATTAATTTGTGAACCTTCCGCACCCGTTACCTCGTTACGTTCTATATACCCTCGTTTTTTGCCTTTGGTCTTCAAATAAAAGATTACGGCGGCTGTGTTTTCATCGCCTATCATTTTATGAAGTTTTGATTCGGCAAAGTCTAAAGCGATGTTTTCAATATCGTCAACCTTGGCTTTAAATGCCTCGTCATCATTGTAATACCTGTAAAATGTATTTCGAGATATGTCAACCAATTGACAAGCCCTTGTGACGATTCCCATCGTTTTTTCAAGGGCTTCAATCAATGCTTTTTTATTAGTGTCTCTATTTGTCATTATTATATTGTTTAATCTAAACCTATAAACGCTTTCAAAGGATAGAATATTAAACTATTTCGGTAGCCGTTCGGTGCCGTTGGAATAATTGGCGTCACTCCATGCACATTTTGCCATGCAGGATAAACCAATATCGAATTATCACAACTGTCTATCGTAGCACCGTAGTCGGGAACATTTAAATTACCACCTACGGCGTTCTTTCTTTTCGTGATAATTACGTTAACCGCTCCAACAACATTTCCCGTATCTCTATGGAAAGGGGCTGCAATATTATAATTTGATATTGAACTTGTCCAAAGGTTGCCAAATTTCCATTTGTCGTTCACCTGTTCAAACAACTTTTTTTGTTTTGCGTGTTGTTCGGGAAGTATTTCTTTTATCAATTGTTCGGCTTCATTTGCTAACATTAGCATCGATTTAATAAAAGTTTGTGCCGTCTTAACTAAGTGAACACTTGATAAGTTTGCGTAATTCCTTCCCATATGCGGCTTCGGCGGTGTGCCACCAAGTATTGTAGAATATTGGTCAACTTCATTTTTGTATTTATACTTTCCATTTTCATCTTTACCATCATGTGTTTTACGTTTCATAACGCTTTTTGGCACGTTCTTACTCCTTAACTCTTTATCTGCTAAGTTTGCTAACTTTTGCATTTTTAAAGGCATTATACGCATATAAAACCCTATCGAAATACCATCTACATAAAAGATACAATCTTCCGTTACGTTTGGTTTAATCGAGCCGCAAGGGTGACCTATTTTTGTGCTGTGTTCCAATTTTATTAAATCAATTCTTTTCATAACAAAATACATTTGTACAGGCAGGAAACCACGACTTTTGCCAAACGTTGTAATCCCTTGTTTTGAATTTGGCAGTATTGCCGACATCTTTAACGTTGTATATTTTTTGAAGTTTTTCAATGATATTCCAAAACCTTTCTAATGAATCATCAATATCAAAGCTCCATTCAAAAACCATTTTTTTAAACTTTCTATTAGTAGATTCTAAGATAAGCATTTCCGCTCCTTCGATATCTATTTTGATGCAAACACCATCTTTAATTTCGTCATCAAAGTTTACACAATCTACCTTTAAGCCTTTTCCGTTCCAATTTTTAAACAGTGAATTTCTCCATACGTTGCCGTTATTCCCTATATACAAATTAGCTTTTTTTGTATTGTCGTGAACCAAGGCAAGTTGCCTTATCTTTGCTGTGAAGCCGTTTAATTTTAGATTCTTTTTAATCATTTCACAGTTATACGGGTCGGGTTCATAAACGATAACATTTGCACCCAAACTGCACGCTAATAATGTAAAAGCTCCGACATTGCCGCCGCAATCAATCCACGTTTCACCGCTTTCTATCTTCATGCCTTTTTTTTGGTAAACGTCTTTACCTATAACCTCTTCAAAAGTTTTAAGGTCGCTTGTACTATCTCTATAAAAAAACTTTATTCCTTTTATGGTTTTTGTCTTCATAATTTATCCTTTTCACTTTCCAAATAATCTAAAATCATTTTACCTATATTCGCTCCTTCGCCTCGCCAAAATTTTATCACTTCATAAGCGGCTTCATAATGTTCTAAATCAAATTCAATTTGTATTGCTTTTTTTACGCTGTTTGACATATCGCTTACACTTTCCGATAAATCGTCTTCGCCGTCTAAAATTGAATAGTCAACTTCATCATCTGTATTAAAATCGTTCCAACTTACTAAGCCCCATTCACCTGTATCAATATCCCATTTGTTTGCTATTTCATCTAAGTCCCATTCGCCATCATTCAAGTTGTCAATCAATATAAACGCTTGTTTTTCGTCTTTGCTTAATCCTTGCACATCTTGTACCCACTCCGACGGTATTGATTTCGTTTCTTTAATTTCTGTAAATATTGCTATTGAATTATTTAACAGTAATTCGTTTTCAAGTCCTAACGCCTTTTGTGCCGTTTTTACGCTGTCTTCTAACTGTTTTATACTAATAGACTTTACAATATAATTAAGCGTTGCAAGGCGTTGATTTCCGCCTAATACGGTGTTTACGTCTGAACTATCGTAAGTCAATTTATTTTTAGATAATAAATTTGGATAGCATAGTACTTTGTTTAACAACTTTTTAAACCTCGCATCTTTTAAAATTCGAGGGTTTTTTGCATTCGTTTTAAGGTCTTTTAATTTCATATTTTTATGTCTTCATCTTTTGCATTAAAATCAAAATGAATATTAAACTCTTTTTTAACTAAATTATAATGATTCAAAGTTAAGTATTTGTTTAACATTTGATGTATATAAACAAAGTCAAAAGCTGTCAATATTGCAGCCGCTTTGTTTTGATTGTTCGTCATTTCAAAAACAGTTCTAATTAGATAATGAAAACCTAACTCCTCGTATCTACCCATGATTTCATCATAGATTTTTTCATCTTTTAAAACTTTTATAAAATAATCTTCATATTCAATATAATAATCTTTTATCAATTTAGAAAGGTCTTTTATTGAATAATCGTTAATCTTTGACATTTTAATATTATTTAGAATATATAAATTTACGTATTTTTTGTGATATTATAAAGTGAATGATGTTTGCCCTGTTCTATCTTTGTTTGACCTGTTACGCATTAAGTTCCCTTTTGTGTAATAGCGAACGGCATCTATACAATTATGTACAAGTAAGCCGTTCGCAAAATATTCATGTTCGTTTTCTACCATTAAGTCATAAACTTCGCAAATATCACTTTTTACTAATTCTATTT